CGACCCTGCCTGCGCCCCGGGGATGGTGGTCAGGCAGGCTCCGCCCCTCTCCACGACTGTGAGGTCGATCAGGCGGGCAGCGGGCTCGCCTTCGCGATGTATTCGCGGGCGCAGTCGCCCTCGACCTTCGCGGACGGGTACGCGGCAATCGTCACCTCGTATCCGACCGCGTCGCCGTCCTTGTACACGACGCCGCCTCGCTCGATGATCTGGCCCTCGGGGATGACGATCCGCTTGATGAGACCGCCCGTGAGCAGGACCTCGAAAACGAATACGCGGCGAGGCAGGATCTTTGAGTTGTGGCGCACGGTGATCGGCTTGTCAGCGCCGCCAGCCTGCGTGACATTCTCCTGCCCGAACACCTCACGGAGGACGTCAGGATCAAGCGCCTGCAGGAGCTTCGTCTTGTACGTTTCCTTGTACCCGGTTTGCTGCGTGAGGACGACGTCGCCACCAAACGCCTTCATGTCGCTGGACTCGGTCTCGATGGGATTCTCGAATCCATCTTCCGAGAGGTAGCCCAGCTTCACGAAAGCGGTGTTGAGCGCGGTCGTCGCATCAGCGGGGAGCGGCGTGCCCAGCGGAGCGGCGAAAAACGCGCCGCCCTTCTGCGGCTTAGCCGCAGTAACAAACGCAGAATTCTGCTCTGCCATATGTAATCTCCTGTCAAGAGAAAAAGAGTGTCAGGCGAGCGCCAGGGTGGCGCTCACCGTCAGTTGAAACCGCGGTACCCGGGCATCCGGGTCCGGGAAGGCATACACCGCATTGACGGCGGAGTACGCGACGATGGGGTCGAGCTGCCAATCCAAGATCGCGTCAGCGACCTCATCAGCAAGCGCAGACGCCTCAACCTCCGTCTGAGCCCATGCTTGGACTGCGAACACCGGCGAATCCCACAGATGTGTGCGATTACCGCCCGTACGCTCGACCGTAACGAACCTCGATGGCCGGTCCATCGGCACGCGATTCGAGACCTTCACGCCCGGGAATTTGCGCTTCAAGTACGCGATCAGCGCGGCGGTTGACGACGTCATACACGCCCCGCGTTCAGTGCCTTGAGCAGCGCATTATGACGGGCATTGTCACGGCGCGCTTTGAACGTCGCAGCCTTGACGACACCGTGCGGCCTCGTCTTACCCTGCTGCACAGACGGCTCAAAGCCCTTACCCGCAGCCTCCGCGATCCGCTCTGCAGCGGACTCAATCATCGGCGTCGTCAGCGCACGCAGGCCAGTGTTGTCGATCATGATCTTCACCTGCGTCACCCCTTCACCAGCCTTGCCTGCACGGGCCGATTCCACACACCGGGCGTCGACTCTTTGCTGTATGGCTTTGGGTCGCCGATGACTTTCCACCACGACCCGCTCCACCCAATCAGACAGCCCTTGAGCGACCCGATATAGGTCTTAGGGAAATGGAAAGTCATGATCGTTGCGTCGCCGTCCGGTCGCTCCGGCCCCAAATCCTGCGATGAGGCCGGAGCCACCAGGACGTTTCCCACCGTGAGCGATCCCCGGTATAGGACTTGCTCATTGCCGAACTCGTCGATCCGACCGGAGTCCCTGTCTCTCAGAATGATTCTCTCACCAAAGATCACGGGCGTACCCCAATCGTCCGGACAGACGCAAAGCGCGTCATCCGGATCCCCAGCCTGCGACGGTGGACCCGTGTGAAGCTCATTGAGCCGACCGGCGCACTAAACGTCGATGACTGCGAATATGGGCCGCCCGTCACCGTCGATTGCGTCGCGCCGTACGCGAAGCCGTCAGCCTGCTGACGGATCGCATACCGCACCATGTCGCAGACAACGTCCTCATACGAGTCACGCCGAATCGACCCGTCCGCGAGCGCGGCGGCGAGGTCGATCTTGTCGGCGGCGAGCTCGTCGCGGACGATGCGTGAGGCTCGGGTGAGGGCGGATTCGACGACCTGCTGGCCGACTGTGCTTTCCTCGGTCAGGCCGTAGCGTGAGCGGAAGGCCGCGATCTTGACTTCGAGCGGGTCAGCAGGTGGTGCCATGTCAGCCTCCTAGCTGTCAGCTGCTGCTCACGCCGCAGGGGGGATTTCCTCGGGTGTCGGCTCGGGCTGCGAGTCGCTGGCCTCGCCGGTGATACCGAAGTCATCGCCGAGGACGTCGAGGATAATCTCGGCGTCAGCGGCCGTGACGGTCGCGAGGCCGTCCTCGAACTGCACGTGCGGGGTCGTGATGAGCAGGGTCGGGATCGCGTCGCAGCGCAGCGTCACCATGTCGATCTTCTTCTTCGCCATGCTTGATCACCCCGCCGCCACAGTCAGGACGCCGTGCGCCTTCTCGTTGCCGTACTTGAGGCCGATCTCGCCATAAATCATGACCTTCTCGGACGCGCCGGTCTTGGACAGCGGCTCGGCGAAGAAATTGCCCTTACCGGGCACTTCGAGGAAAGCCGGGGCGAGCTGCTCGAGGGAGACGACCGCGAGCTTCGTCGACGGCATGTACCGGTTCAGCATAATGTTGAAATTGCCGAAATCGGTTTCCAGCATCTTGAGGTTGACACCGCCGACGTTGCGGTCCTCCTGCTTGAAGCCGTCCTTGACGAACAGGCGGGTGAGAGCGCGCTTGAGTGTCGAGTTGACGATGATCGTGCGGGTCTCGGTGTCCTGGACGCCGCCGCCGTCCCAGACCTTCTGAATCAGATCTAGGACGTCGTCTGCGGTCAGCTCGCCGGCCTTGTGCGTGGTCGTCGCGACGTTGGTCGTGATGGCCTGCAGCAGACCTCGCGTCTTACGCGGCTGTGCGTTTGTGGTCGGCTTCGCGTAGGTGCCGGTGATGAACGTCTTTTCGACGTCTCGGGCGATTTGCTTGATCTGCGCCTGCAGCTGCTCGGCGAGCTCGTCAGCGGGCAGCGTGGTCGAGCCGAGCTGCACAGCGGTTCCGGTCGGGCCGTACTGGCGTCGCGCGCCCATCTTCGTGTACGACACGGAGACGGCTTCCTGGTGGATTTCCAGGACGTTTTCGACGTTGGCGCGCGTGCGGGTCTCGAACGTGGTAGCGTCCGCGCCCTCGACGCGCTGACGGTTGTCGGCGGCGTCGCGCAGGTCAGTGACCTGCCAGCCGAAGGTCGTCGACTCGACGGACTCGCCGCCAGTCAGACCACCAATCGAGGACAGCAGCGGCGTGTCCTCCGGGGACGCGGCGAACAGCTCGCCGACGTAATTCGGGCAATTGTAAGTGGTTGCCATCTCGGTAATACCGGGCATATGAATCTCCTGTCAAGAGAAGGGGAATGATTGTCAGTTGGTGGATTCAGCGGTCAGGCTCGCGAGCTTGACCGCCTTGAGACGCGCCGACAGCTTGAAGTCGCCAGCGCTCTGCGCCGCAATGATCTGCTCATCCAGAGACAGAGACGACGCTCGAGGCGGGAAAACACCAGCACCCGAATCCGCGAGCGCGGGCACGGCCGGCGTGGCCGTGGTGCCTCGCCAGTCGGCGAGTCGCTGCGCGATCTCCTTGATCTCGTCCTCGGTGTCACCGTGAATGAGGTCGGCGGGGACGCCGTACTCGGAGGAGGCGGCGGCGATCAGCTTGGCTCGGTGCGCCTGCGCTTCGAGGGCTGCGACCTGAGAGCGCAGTTCCTCGATGGTGGTGTCCTTGCCGTTGATCGCTTCCGTGAGCACGGAGAGGCGTGCGTGGTCGGCCTTTGCGCGGCGCTCCCACGTGCGGGCGTGCGCCTTCCAGTCCTGCTCGGCGTCGTCCTGCGTGGCCTCCTGCGAGGTTTCGTTGGCGTCGGCGGGCGCGTTGTCCTGGGCGGCCGTATCAGTGGTGGGGGAGTTGTCGGCCGGTGCCTGCGCGCCGTCCGTGGTCTCCTGCTTGGTGGTGTTTTCCATGAGTGTTTCCTTCCTTTGCGGAGAGCGTGGTTCCCGCTGCCTTTGCGGAAGCGGGCATAACAAAACCCCGCACCGTGTTCGGTACGGGGGAGATTGGTGATTGTGTTGGGTTACGCTGCTGGGGCCTCGGTTGTGGAGATGCCCTCGCGTAGTTCTGCGAGCTCATCATCAAAGAACCCGTCCTCTGCATCGTTGATCGCTGCAAGCCGATCAACCCATGCACCAGTGACGGCACCGTACTTAACGAGCGAAGAGACCGCTCCGTCGACATCCGGGCCGTCGTATTCGAGCATCATGCGCAGATACTCTGTTTCGTCGCGGGCGCCCAGCGCATCGAGCGCTGCGATAGCGTCGCGCACGAACTGTGATACCGCGTCAGTTTCCATAGGCGTATTATACCTACTTTTCAACTGGAATTATCGATTTTACGCGATATCCTTTTGCATCATTTCGATACGCGACGCGAATTGTGACTCCGTTGACCCGCCCAGTGGCCGATGCAAGGTTGACGCCCTCTCGGACACCCTTTTCGCGCAGCACTTGAGCGCCGGCCTGCAAAATGTCGTCGGGCGTCCAATCAGCCGGGAATTCGGTCCTCCCGAACCTCCATCCATACCCCGATAGGTGCCCGCCTGAACGGCGTAGCCCGTAGAGTGTGTGACGCCACTCTTTTGCGCGGAGTGGCGGCAGACCATCTGGCCAATCCTTCGGGGCTTGTGTCATCTCGCGTGGCGGGAGTCTCCGCGCAGCCCCCGGCGTGAGGCCACGCTCCTGGAGGACGGCGAGCGCCCGGCTCCTGTCTTTGTCAATCTCACTACGTTGGAGTGTGCCGTCAGTGGATACCTGTTTTGGAGTGTGCCCGTCTGTGAGCTGGTCTGGGAACAGCTCTCGCATACGCGCAGCGATCCTCTGGATATCGTCTGTGCGTGCACCTTCATCAGCGAGGTCATCGACCGCCTGCTTGTACATTCGTTCGTACTGTGTGTGATCGTAACCCTTGATGCGGGGCTTCTTCGACCACGATGGGACGATCTGGCAATCGCACTTAAAATGTGAGCGCTTGAAGTGCGCGGTTTCTTCGCTGCGGTACACGAAGCCGCGGGACGCCCAGAGCATGCACCAGGCGCACGTCTCAGCTCCTGTCGGCACGCGAGCGTACCTAGGAGACTTCGGGTCCGCCTCAGCCGCATGCTGCACGGTCGCGCGGCCCGAGTCTGAGATCAGTTTGCGGGCGCCGTCAGTGAGGCGCGCAAGGGCCTTCGCGCGGCCGATCCCCTCCCGCAGATCCCGGATCGTAGCTCCGACGATCTTCTCCGCGTCGTCCTGATCGACGAGGCCGGACGGCATCGTCGGAGAATACGCTTGCGCCACGCCTTCGGCTTCTCGCTGCTTCTCGTACCATTCGAGAGCCGCCGACGACGCTACCTCAGCTGATTCCTCGACGAGGCGCGGATACAGCTGATACAGCGCATCCTCAAGCGTCCCGAGATCATCGAGCGGCAGTCGCTTCCACAACGCGCGCAGCCGGCGCTCAGCGACATCGCCCGCACGCTTCTGCGTCCTCGCGAGCTGCTGCACGTCGTGGATATGCATGCCACCCCCTCACGATCTCTACTTCTCTTCGAGCGCCTTCGAGTCAGCCTGCTCGACAGGCGCGGACGACTCGGACTCCGCCGCGGTATCGGCGGTCTCCTGCGCGGACAGCCGATCAAGGAGAGCCGACGCCTCTGCGCGGCGCTTGTCCGACATCAGGCGCGCGATCTGCGAGCCCGAGTAACCCAGCTCTTCGAGGACGACCGGGGAGTCCGCGAGCCACGGCAGCGCGCTGATCTGCTTCACGATGGCGTCAGATTGGGAGACAATCGACGGATGGGCGGGGTCGCCCCAGCGCGTCGCCAGAGACCGCAGCTCCTGCGTCATCTCGTCAAGTCCGTCGCGCATCATCACCGCGTGCGCATACACACGGTTGAGCGCCGCGTCGAACACTCTCTGCGTGTTCTTTGCCTTGATGACCAGCTCTTCTTTCGCCGCATACAGAGCCTCAGCCGACGACGGATTGTCTTGAATGACTCCAAGCGACGAGACCGGCAGCGACGAGACACCCGACAGCTCAGTCGCGAGCGCGCGCATCTGCTCCGTGAACGGCTGCGCCGACTGCTGCGGCAAGACCGTCACCTTCGGCCCCTCCGGCTCCTCACCCGACGAAATCGTCTTAATCGTTCCCAGCTTCCAATCCCACGAGCGCAGATCGTCAATCAGATCCGAATCGACGCCAGACAGCAGGATGCCAGGAGCCGTGAACAGCTCCGTCGCCAGCTCTTCACGCAGCACCGTGCGCATCGCACGCTGCGTGATGCTCATGACGTCGCGTGAGATCCGCGAGCGCCCGAGCGGCCGGTCGAGAGACGGCTCAAACGGGAGCGCCTCCATCATGGGCGCACCCATGCCGTGCAATTCTGCGTGAATGATCCGCCAGGCCGACGCCGTGTTCACCTCGACGACGTAGGTCGAGTCGGCGGTGTAGAGAGTGAAGCGCGTCGGACGGCCGGCGTCGTCGATGTCGTCGATAGTCAGCCCGTAGGACAGTCGGCGTCGTACGCGGTCCCAGAGGCCAGCAGCCCAATCCGCCGAATGCCCCTGGATGATCACGGGCGGCTCACCTGCCGCCTCGACACCCTTACGGAGCGTCAGGAAAGCGACCGAGTGCGTGAGCGAGGACGGGATCGTCTGCGCGATCTCCAGCTCGAAGCCGGTCGATGCCAGCAGGTCGTCGATCTCGAACGGGTTGTCACTGCCGGTCGATGAGGTGACGCCGTCCCAGATCAGCAGATCCGACAGGCCAAAAACGACCTTGCGAGGCCATCCGATGACTGCGCCGAGCTGGTCGACCATGTCGTCGGGCACCGAGATATTCAGGTTGTCGGGTCGGACGACGCCATCGAGGTACGCCTGACGCAGTCGATTGCGCGGCTGCTTGACACGCCACAGGTCGACGAGCTGCGCGAGCGCCGCCTGCTCTGCGGGCGTCAGTCCCGGCACGGCCGGAGCCGAGAACTGCACCGGGGTCGCGAGCATGAACTTCTTGGCGCTCACAGGGCCCTCGCTTTCTTGCCCGGCCTGCGCCGGGTCGTCTTAGCCGCTAGAACTGCCGCAGATACGGCCTCTAGCGGGGTTTCGTCTCCATCGGGGATTGACGCTTCCCATCCCCACGCGCCGTCGCGGGCGCGGATCTTCCTGTCACACACGGCCACCGCCGTGTTGAGCGCATCCTCCGGATCGCCGGTCGGGTGCGTGATGCGTCCGTCGCGCAGTCCCTCGAAAAACACCGAGCAGGACTCGAGGTACTCGCGTGTCGTCATGATGTGCACGGTCTTCGCGGGCACCCCACGGATCTGCAGCGCGTCCGCGAGCGCCGACGCGCCGGATCCGCCGACGAGGTTGATTTGCGCGGTCCGGTCTTTTCGGGCTGCGAGCCAGTCGGCGACGGCCTTCACGCCGTCGTCTGTCGATCCGGTGAACGTGTCGATGGCGTTGACGTGGAAGCGCACGTCGGGTCCGCTGCCGGTTTTCAGCGCGCCCGCGAGCGCCTGCCGCTTGCCGTCCGCGCTGAAAGCGACGGCGAAGGACCGGATTCCATCTGACGGCGCGTCTGCCGCTGTCGCGTCCCATGTGGTCGGGTCGATGGCCCTCGATGCGCCAGCGTTTGCCGGCCACATGCCGAGGCGCTCGCGCGCGAAGCCCTCATCTGAGAGTGTTTTGCGTTCAAGCTCGATGAATGCACGCTTCATGCGGCCTGCGAGCAGAGCGGGATTCGTGGCCTCCCAGGTCTTGACGTCGTCCATGCGCAGCGGCTTGTCGGGGTCAGCGGACCATTCGTGCCAGCACATAGCGCCGGGATGCTCAGATAGCGCCTGATCTCGGATGCGCTCGAAAACCTGGCCGTTGGCGTTCGGGCCGGGCGGCGTGCCCGTGTACAGTACCTGGGAGTTGCCGAGGTGACCGGCCGAGCCGGTCGAGGTGATCGCTTCGAGCGCGTCCTCGGTTAGCTCCTGTGCCTCGTCGATGACGATCAGGTCAGCGGTGAAGCCTCGGCCCGAGGACTTCGAGCGAGCGATGACGCGCAGGGAACCGCCGTACCAGCCACGAGACGGATCGCGCTTTAAGATGATCGCTTCCTGCCCGTTCACGTTCCTGACCTGCTCGACCATCGCATTTAGCTCAGGGTATCGAGCAGCCTCGTCGTCGGCCTTCTTCCCGAAAAACTCCTTAAAACGCCTGTAGTGCGCCTGCGCCGACTTGACCTCGTGCGCCGAGTGAATCACCGTCTCACCTAGCAGAACCATGCCGAAGAGCTCGCGCATCTCGAGCAATGCGTTCTTGCCGTTCTGGCGAGGGACGGACAGGCCGGCGACGGGGTGCTTCCACTCGTCTTTAGCCGAGGCGGCGAGCCAGTCGTCAAGGACTAGCTGCTGCCAAGCGTCAGGCATCAGCCCGAACGTCGAGGCGAACTCGCCTGCCAGCTCACCGAAGGACTTAGCACGGCGCTCAACGGCGACCCGCAGCCGGGGAGCCTGCTCGATGCTTCGCCAATCGCTGCTGGAAATCGACAACCTGGCCCCCCTCTCCCTTCACCGACTCTGGGACAGCAGCCCCCGAGGTACCTGAAATCTCGGAAATCAGCGCGCGAGCCTCACGGATCAGGGGCGCGCGCTTGTCGAACTCGGCGTACTCAAGGGACGCGAGGGTCAGGTCAAGGAGCTTCTTGCGAGCGTCCAGCTCGTCGAATGCATCCGCCTTCTTCGCGTCTGCCTTCTTCTTCGCCACCCCAACCACCCCCCTAAACCGCCAAAAACCAACGAATAACGCCTACCGCGAGCGCCAGCACCCCACCAGACGCCACCATCGGCCGCGTGCCAAACAAACACGGGTGGTCAGCGTTTTTCCAGCTCAATCCGCCTGAAAGCGGGGGGGTATGGCGCTATACCGCTGTGGGCACGAACGGCGGGGGAGGGAGGGGGAGGCGCCCCCATTTTCGTTGAAATCACGCCACAAACAGGACGTTTTCACCAATCAACGTCCACTGAGGACGGCCGCACCTGCCGTTTTGGCACATTCACGCGATCACCGCGCGACTGATTACACCGACGACACAGCACTCGACCGTTCTCAAGGACGTTTTTGCCACCCCAACGATGAGGAAGGATGTGATCAGGCTCAGCCGACGACGGCGTCCTCGTATTCACATAATCAAGCACGACGCCACAGGACGGACAGTGCGTGACGCCAGCCGCTTTCCCAGCTGCGAGCACCCGCTTACGCCAATGCTTATACTGGCTCGTCCCCGTCCGGGATGACACCATCGCGCGTCACCGCCTCTCCACAAACTCGAATGGCCCCCCACTTACGCGGAAGGCCACACTAGAAATATACACCGTTGCACCCGGTTCGCAAGACCTGCCCCCGAGGCGTTTCACAACACCCCCGGGGTGGTTTCAGACCTCCCCCGGGTACAGAACACCCCCAGGGGTGTCGCAAGCACCCCCGGGGTGGTTTCGGACGCCCCTCCGGGTACAAACCACCCCCGGGTGCGCTTGATGCACTGCCCGGGGGTCGCTCGTTGTCAGGACGCGAGCGCGACGATGTCCGCGACGCGGTAGGTGCGATGCCCGACCTCCGGCGAGACCGGCCGCAGCTTCCGGCGCTGACACCACGACCGCACGGTCGCATCCTTGATCGCCTTGCCGACGATCAGCTCAGCAACCCTGGTCGCGCGCGGACGCGGCAGCTCAAGCCGCTTTGCCTCGGCCATCATGAGTACGACGGCCGTCCGACAGTCAACCTGCTGCCAGCACTCACGACACTTCACCTCATCCGCCCCCTCCCGCGCGAGCAGGTCAGCTCCGCACCTCGGGCACTTGCCGACGAACATGAGGCGCGCATGAGCCGGGGCCGCGAGACGCTCCAAGCGCTTGATCGAGTACAGGACCTCGTCGGCGCACTGCGCCGCCAACGGCCAACGCCTGATGCGATCCTCGCGAGCGGCGAACAGCTGAGCCACCATCCGCCAATCCCGCGCTGGCACACAGTATTTCGGCCCCATGACGAGACGGATCAGCTCATCACCCCACGTCTGCAAAGCCGAGGCCATCTCATCAACCTCAAGCATGAGCGCTAGACGCAGCGGCGGCGACGAGACCGAATGTCCCTTCGAGCCGCCCCCCTCCGGCACCGACTTGCGCGACGCGATGTAAGCCAGATCCGCCATGAGTCCCGGCAGTGACTGAGTCGCAACCCTCAGACGCGCCGCCCCACCCCGCGACAGATACTCACCTGGCATCAGCGGCTCACCCGTCACCGGACATACCTCGCCAAGCATCGTTCTATTCATCGTCGACCGCATCCTCAATGTCGCCCCTGTACTGGTCGCGACAGACCTCGATAAGGCCGCGCCGCGCCAGCATCGACCCTCGACCGTCAGTCATCCAGGCCGTCAAGTCCGGCTGAGACGGATCAATCGTCTCAATCATGATTTCCCACGCTCCGATCAGTCTCCCGTGGCCATGCCTCTGATTCACCAAGGCACCTATCGCATCCTCGATCCGATCCAGTACTTGTGATCGTTCGTCTGTCATCTCCTGCTCCTTCTCCTTCTCTTTCGCTTCTTCGAGCCCGCAGGTAAGGCGGTTGCCTGCCCGACCTGCTCCCGGCCCGTATCCTGATCCCTTTCCCTACTGCCTACCCGGACTCCCGACCCGTACCCGTACCCGTACCCGGGCATACACGAGTCCAGAGGCCTGGGTGAATCGAGTCCGACGCCAGTCGGCACCAATCCGCGATCCTGCTTGTAGCCGGTTTCTGGGGTGGTGTCCGTGCGGGCAGCGCCGGGGTCACCGAGGCCGGACTCGACAGTGAGCTGATCAGACTCACCGGAATCCGCGCAGGTCGGGATACCCACGGTCGCGCCGCCAGGCGCGCTCACAGTCGCGGAGGCGTCCGCACAGCCCGAGGTCACACCCGTCGTAGGTGCGCCCGAGGCCGGGTCGCCGTCCGTCGCGTGCGCGCTCGCACGCTCACCATCCTTTCCGCCAGCTTCCGCGCCGCGCAGCACGCCCGCACGTTCGAGCATGCCGCGCGTGAACGTCCCATACCGGGGACGCTCGGGCGCGGGCAGCAGCTCATGAGACTGATCCCACGAGCCTGTAGGGTCGTCCGCTCGGGACGAATTACACCGCATACACGCCACAACGAGCGTGTCTACAGTGCCAGCCTCCCCGGGCTTCAAATGATCAAGCGTCCCCTTGCGCGCCGACGTCTTGCCAGGCCAATACACCTCGACGCCACACCAGCGGCACTGGTCGCCATCACGGGCGATCACCGCCTGACGCAGCGCCTGGTCCGAGTTGTCGCGCTGGCGCTGTCGGCTCCACTCGACGTCGGCGCGCGAGCGGATATGCACAAAGTCAGGATCCTCAAGCAACTTCGGCTTCTTCCCCTTCGGCGTATCCGTCCACTCGATGAGGCCCGTGTCGAGCGCGATCTGCAGGACGTCCGGATTCCCGCCCGCGTACGTGTACACGACACCCATTTCGATAATGCTGTCGGTCAGGTGCGCCGCCGAATAAGCCGCACAACGCATGACAAAACCGAACAACTCGTTGACCGTGCGGGCGTCCGCCTTCGGATGCGACGCCGCCTCCATCAGACGCGGATACATGTCCGCATCATCGCCCATCTTTACCCACGCCATCAGTCAGCCTCCCTCATCGCCGTCTCGTCCCACCCGTCCTCGGGAAAGAGCTCCCGAGGACGCAGTTCCGGATAATTCCGTGTCATCCAATCTCGCTCCGTCTTGCGCTGATACTCAGCCTCGAATCGCAGGAAGCACGGCCTGCACCGCGCGTGCCCAGCCTCAAGCAGCACGCCGCAATCCGGGCAGCGCCTCTCGATCACGACGACGGCGACCGCTCAGCAAGCAGCTCACGCGCGAACCGCTCCTGCCCCTTCGGCAACACCCACGTCTGCACACGAACGCCGCCACCTGGCACCTGCACCTCCGAGGCCTCAAGCAGACCCTGCGTAATCGCCCGCGCGGCCGGCACCATCTGCCCACCCCGCCGATACACATAACCCGAATCCCTGAGCCACCGGCAAAACCTATTCGGCCCCATGCCCTCGACACGCGCCGACAACACCGTCCCGAAAACACTCGGCAACATCGCCTCACCAGACGCCGCGACCGCGCGACCCAGCTGCACATGCGGACGCTGCGCCTCAACCTCAGCAACCGCCTCAACCTCAGCAACCGCCTCAGCCGCAACAGCCTCAGCACGCACACGCGCCGCACGCTCATCCCGCAACGCCGTCAACGTCCGAATCATCGTCTCCGGATCAGCCAACATCGCATCAACCGCAGACTCCGTCGCATACACACCATACCGACGAATCGACGGCAATACCTCGGCGGTGACCCAGCGACGAAACGACGCCGCCTCCGGCTTATCCGACCGGATAATCACCTCATACAGCCCAGGCTCAGTCACCACCCACACCTGCTGCGTGCGCCCGAGCCGATCAGGCATGGGGTATGTCAGGCATAGGTCATCGGACAGGCGCGCGCGCAGCTGCGTCACATTCGCGATACCCAGCGCCGCCGCCAAATCTGCAAGTACAAACAGCGGCTCACCCGACTCATCGACCTGCACACGAATCTCATGCCCCGTGTACTCGAACAACTCAAGCTCATTCACAGCCCTACTCCTTTATCTGCAACACCGATCAGAACGGCGGCTCAGACGACGACGCCTCGCCACCCTGCACCGCCCACGGATCAACCCCACCCGCACCAAAACCCGGCTCAACCACAACACGCGCACTCACGGACGACGCGCTCGCGGCCTGCGCCTGAACGCGGGCCACCTGCGCGCGTGCGCGGCGCAGGG